AGTTGTTCATGTAAGAATTACTTATCATATTCGCCCTTAACATACCTAATTTATTCTCCTTATATTAGTTTCTCTACTTGCATCTTAAGTAACTCAATTGCTACTTGTTGCTCTTGACAAGTCTTAATTAATGGTGCAATAAATTCTGAGTATGCAATGGTTTTTACATCACACCCTCCATCTAATGCAGCGTCTTTAAATCCACCGAAGTCTATCTCTGTTTCTTTAATTAAAGCCTCTACCTCCTGTGCTATCACTCCATGATGGAATCGTGTCCTAGTCTTACTACCGTCTTTCTCATGCTGAATAAGGTTACCCTCTTCATCATGTTCTATATAGTCTTCACGATAATCCCACTTATAATCCACTGGACGCATCTTCATAATGAAGTCTGTTCCTAAGACCGTATCGCGTATCTCTGCTTTATCTCGCTCATCCGAACGGTCATTAAATGAACCATAACCATACACAGAAGTACTAGAATTACCTAGTTGTACTTGATTGTTACCAGATATTCTAGAATCGTAACCGATACAAGTTACATTAGATGTGGAGGTGTTATCACTACCATTCTGCAAGTATCTACCTGCTTGATAACCCAAAGCAGTACTAATAGTACCTGCATTACCTGCTAGTGCATATAATGAATTAGTACCAATTGCAGTATTTTGGCTGGCAGTAACTGCATTATACAATGCACCACTTCCCATTGCCACATTACCTCCACCAGTAGTCCCACTGTAACCTGCTTGAGCACCTATGTAAGTATTACCTGTAGCTGTGGTAGTGAATCTACCTGCTTGGTATCCCACTGCTACATGACTTCCTGCTGCCGCTACTGCCAGTGCTTGGTAACCTATTGCTGTACTATTAGATCCTCCTACATTAGCAACCATAGCTTGGTAACCTACAGCAACATTACCTGATGCAGTAGTATTAGCTCTTAACGCAGCACTACCTACTGCAATGTTGTAACTACCTGTATTAGAGTATAATGCATCTACACCTACTGCACTATTGTTGTTACCCACTAAATTACTAGCCAGTGCACCCCTACCAATACCTGTATTAGATCCACCTGTTGTGTTTGCAGATAACGCTATATACCCTAATGCAGTGTTGCTAGATGCGGTTGTATTATCGGATAAAGCATTGCGACCTATCGCAGTATTACTTGACCCTACAGTATTATCAATTAACGCCTGATAACCTAATGCAGTATTATCCGATCCTGTACTGTTTAAATTTAAGGCATTGTGCCCTACCGCAGTGTTACGGCTACCTGTAGTGTTTGCTACTAGAACCAGTGAACCTATACCTGTATTACTAACACCTGAGGTGTTATTACCTAGGGAGGTATGCCCTACCGCAGTATTGTCAGAACCTGTGGTATTACTAGTTAATGATGAATAACCGATACCTACTAGTCGTGCTCCGGCTGTGGTATTTGTTAACGCTGCATACCCTATTGCTACGTGGTAGCTGTTTGTAGGTGTCTGAGATAGTGTGTTGAAACCTAAGGCAACATGCCCATCAGAGTTTGTAATACCTGATCCCGCTGCTGCACCTAACGCTACGTTAGATATGCCTGCTCGCAGATTGATTAAAGAACTACCACCTACACCTACGTTGAACCCACCTGTAGTAGCTGCTGTAAGTGCTCTGAAACCTATACCAATGTTACCACTGGCATTGCTAGTGTATAGTGCGAATCTACCTATAGCGATATTTTCAACACCAGTAGAGTTAGTTACTAACGCTTCATGACCTACTGCTACGTTGGATCCACCAGTTGTAGTGTTAAGTGCCGAGTTATGTCCTATTGCTGTATTACCTTGTGCCACGTTCACACGTAATGCACGATAACCTATAGCTACTGTGTCGGATACGGTTCCTGCACTTAAGGTGTCAAAACCCACTGCTACGTTGTTAGATCCTGTTTCGTTACCATACAAGGAAGATACACCTAGTGCCACGTTAGAGCTACCTGACACATTACTTACCATTACCTCTCGGCCCATACCAACGTTGTTAGTACCACCAACATTATTAAGCATTGCGAAGTAACCGACTGCTGTGTTGTTTGCTGCTGTTGCAGATTGTAATGCTTTATAGCCTACTGCGACATTGTTCACCGCAGTAGTTATAGTTGTTAATGCATCATCACCAATAGCTACGTTAAAGCTACCAGTGGTTATACTATCTCCTGTAGTGTCACCTATAGTAACGTTACCTTGATCATCACCAAGTAATTCTGTAGGTGGGTTGTCTTTTGTATAGACGTTCGGCCCCACCGCTTCTTGTTGGATTACGTCCATTATATATTCCTTCCTCGTAATTCAGATACCTGCCAGAATACGCCATAGTTCCCTGTGGTTACACCATGGAATGTTGCGTTCTTCGCACGTACTGTTAGTACTATATACATTTTAAGTACTGCTGCTCCAGAAGAGTCCTCATACGTACCAACTTCGATCTTACCACTTACCATCCATGTATATGGTAGGCTTGTGTTTCTCAAAGGCACTTTATCGTTCTCTTGGAAGAATGCCCGTACCATGTACCTGTCAGCTATAGTTGCTACACCAGCTCCATTAAATCCACTTTGGTTAAGTTCGATAGGATCTAGGTCAACTGTGATAGTTGTTGTTGTACTGGAGTTGCCTAGTGTGGTACTTGGGTATGCGATACCTTCATAGAACGTTTCATATACATTTGGTAATCTTTCTGTAGGGATTTGGTATTCGTTGTTTCCTTCAAATACTGTTATCTCATGATCAACTACTTTGTCTATGATCTCCCAGCTAGCCAATACTGTGTAATCTGTACCAACTAACCTACGACCTTCCATGTTGGAACCATCATAGCTGGTTACTACAAATTCATCGTACTGTACCCAGTCTGTCTGAAATGCTGTTGCTAAGGCTACACTCCACTCTGCGTCATCATACTTGAAGAAACTTCTGCTTCCTCGTGTACCTGTTTCGCCTGTCGGCCCTTGGTCACCATCTGGCCCTTTCTCACCTGTTGGCCCAGTTGGTCCTGTATCACCTGTTGCACCTGTAGCTCCTGTTTCACCAGTTGGCCCTGTTGCTCCTGTTGGCCCAGTCGGTCCAGTTTCGCCTTGTGGCCCTTGTGGCCCTTGTGGCCCTGTAGCACCCGCATCACCTGTTGGCCCTTGTGCCCCATCTACACCTGCGTTACCTTGTGGCCCTTGTGGCCCTTGTGGCCCTGTAGCACCAGCATCACCTGTTGGCCCTTGTGCACCGTCTATACCCGCAGCACCTGTTGGCCCTTGTTCGCCTGTAGGCCCAGTTGCACCTTGTTCTCCTTGTATCCCTTGTGTTCCCGTTGGCCCTGTGTCACCAGTTGGTCCACGTCCGAATGGTATAGGATCACTCCAATCACCTAATGTATTAGATGCCTTGATATATAATGCACCTACACCTGATGCTACTGCTATCTCACGTACCAGTACATTCACTCCTATATTTGGAGCTTCTGTAAACCGTACTGTGTATGTACTACCTATAATGATAACACTATACTTATCTGGCCCTTGTGGTACACCACCTACACTTATAATAAGTGATTGCTGTCCTTTAGGTTCAAAGTTGAGGTCAAAGTCGGTCTGTACATTATCCCCTGTGAATCGTGTGAAATCTGCTGTACTGTTTGTTGTTACTTCTACGTCAGTTGCATAGTACGAATAACCTTTAGCCTCTCCGTCATGTGCATCACGTTCTGCTAATGTGCCTGTGTCGTTAATGGTAAACGATGTACCATCTGCACCTGCTGGCCCTGCCGGCCCTTCGATACCTTGTATACCTTGTGCACCTGCTGGCCCTGTAGCTCCTGTCTCACCAGTTGGCCCTTGACCACCTATAGGGCCAGTTGCACCTTGTATTCCTTGTGCTCCTTGAGGTCCGGTTTCACCCTGTTCCCCTTGGATACCTTGACTACCTGTAGGTCCTGTTTCACCTTGTTCACCCTGTGCGCCTTCTGGCCCTACATCACCTTGTTCACCTTGTGGCCCTGTAGCACCTGTTGCACCTGTCGCTCCAGTAGCACCTGTTGGCCCTACACCTGAGATTAGTTTCCACTTACCTGTTAACGGCTCACTTTGTGAATCGTAGTAAATGTATAATCCTTGTGTATACGCTGGCCCGTTGTAATAGAAGATAAGACCTTCGTACAGATTGGTTGTTATGAATGACTCACCTGAACCACCGTACCTTTGAATAAAATCTTGGTAGATTGTATTAGAATTGGTCTCTGCTGTCTCCGCTCCAGTCTGTGCTGTAATAGCTGCATCTCGTGCTGCTTGCGCTAAGTTAGAGTACTCTAATGCATTACCAGATATGATCTCAACATAACCTACTGTGGCTACATCGTTGTCCTCTGGTGTATCTGACATCTGAATGTTCTTGATGTTGTTATCTGTGATGTTTAACAGATCACCTATATAGGCTACACCGTCTGCACTAAAGAACCCATCTCGAAACTCTTGAAATATCATTAATGCCTGATTAAAGGAGTTATCTAGTGTTTCCTCATTTAATATAGCGTTATCTTGGAAGTCGTTTACTGCTTCTTCTCGTGGTACAACTCTACGTATAATTAGTACTTGATTTGATGTTGGTGCTGTTGTCACCTCTATCTGATTACTATTACGCCATATGTACTCCACTTGATCCGTGTACAAATTACCTTCAAGGTATACGTAGATATGACTAATATCTACGAACCCTAAAGGTATGTTCACATCATACAGCGTAGTGCTACCGTTTCCAGTGTGTCTAGTGTATGTTTGTGCCATACTTTATTCTCCAAATGTTGATTGTAACCACTCATTTAACATATCAGCAAATGCAATATTACCTAAAGGCACTAATCCAAATGCTGCATCTATCTGCTCAGTTGTGGTTTCTCCTGTGCCTGCTTTTCTGTAGTCGTTCATCAACCCTAGTACAGGGATCTGTCCAGTGATAATATTTTCACCACCTTCTAAACCCTTGTTGTATGTATCCAACACTAAGTCTGTCGCGTCAGGGAACATACCGAACTGTGCTACGTACTTTTGCATCTGCATCTTGGTGTTATCAGGTTCTTGTACCTCTTGACCTGTAACTGCATATACACCAGCACCTAATGCAGCGAACTTACCATATCGCACCATACCAGCTAACATTGTATTTAATATAACTGCTGTTACTGCTTCCTTGTCAGCGAATGCCATGGATCTACCCAGCTGCTTATTTGTTGCTACTAGAGGCATCTGTCTGAACTGTAGTGCTAACGCTATTAACGGTTTGTTCATATAGGTTGGTAATTCTCCAACGATTGTACGCTGAATGTTCTGTGCTTCGTCACGTATCATAGCATACTGGAATTTCTCACGAGCTTCCTGTGGCCATTGTTCTACGTTCAACTTCTTCACTAAACCATCATCACCATACTCCACATACTTACTGAACACTTTAGATAGTTCTGTATCTGTGCCGTCTACGTCTGTCAAACCTAAGTCAGCCATACGCTTATTGCCCATCTTACCTGTACCATCTTTGAAATGCTTAGCTACATCAACTGCAAAGCTTGCCTGTACTACACGGCTTTGGAACCTACGTACAGCATTATATCCTGACACTTTACCAAGTAGTCTACTTGCTGGAGCCTTTGCAGATCCCCATGTAGCCTTGTTGGCTAGATATAATGATAGTTGTCTTGCTTTGTTTACACTGTCTACCTCGTCTTGATCAAGGTGTACACTCTGTCTCTCCAAGTGTTCTAAGTCGTCAGTGATGCTACTGATAGCCTGCACTTCTTTCATTAGTTCATCTTGGCTTTCTGTTGTCTTCGCCATGTTCATTACTTTCTTGATGAAAGGTTCTGAACTGAATGAGTTCAACATAGAGCGTGTGATAACCTGACCAGTCTCAATAGCCTGTGCTGTACCTAGTCCACCCATTCGTGTAAGAGCTGTTAAGTCTTTCAACTCACGTAACTCTGTTTTCAACCCGTTACGAGTTGGTCTACCGAACATCATGTTCTCTAGGTCTTCATACCACTGTTCATACTTCTTGGTATTAATACCTTTCTCTTTACCTTCTGCTTTAATAAGCTGACGTAGAGTCTCGATATCTCTTGGTGAAGTTACAGCACCATCGGTGGACTTGCTGAACCCTACCCAACCACCTACTCTATTTGAGTACTTAGTTGATATACCAATTACGTCTGTGTCTAGTAAGTCAAGGATACTTAACCCATTTAGTTCTGTTGTGGTATCTAGTTCTAAACGTGCTTTACTACGTGAATCAGATATAGGCATGAACTGATCTGTTCCATCGTCTGTACGTAGTATCCACTGTATCTGGCGTTCTGCTAATTCTGCTGCTTTATCCACAGTCAAAGGATTGGTTCCTCTTGTGGATGATCTCATATACGCTTCGGTAAACAGTTGTGTTACCTTGTCGCCATGTTTACGAATAGCTCGCTCTAGCGGACCCTTTTGCCATACGTGTGGGATGTAGTGTGTTACCTTACGATCCTTCGAGAACCCTTCGATACGATTGTCCACTAGTTTGTCCATGTTAGCATCCATGTACTTGTCGTACTCATCTGCAAACTTAATTGCCGATGGGCTTGTGCCTTCTGGTAGTGACTTACCTTGTCTACGGTACTCTTTGATTGTGAAGATCTCACGGTTAAACTTATTGACTAGTTCACTCTCGTTACCTGATAACTGCTGTGCAGCCATACGGCCATATGCTAGTTTACCATGTTCACGAGCATAATCATCCATAACATGAAAGTATGCTGGTGCGATGCGCATAAGCGAATCACGGTACTCTGCATCACGAATGATACCACCTGTAGCCTTACGTCGAATAGCTCCTCCATACCCTTTACCTATCTCCGTTATACGTGAGCCGATAAACTCTAAGGATGACATCTTACTGTCTTGGAACTTGGTTGCTAAATCTGTTGTTAGCTTACCTGCGATACGACCTACGTAGTCTAGTTTACCTTGTGGTTTAGTTGCTGCTCTCCAAGCGTCTCTCTCACCTGTACTCAGGAACTCCCCTACTACCTTGTTTAACTTGAAGTTGGAATACTCTTGTAGTTTAGCTTCTGCATCCTGAATTTGACCTTGCGCCATTATGTACTCTTCGTCAGGCAACTTCTTAGATACAACACCATCATTACCATCTAGTACAGATTCAATTACTTCCTCTGTTATCTGGATAGGCTGTGGCTTAGGTTCTACACCTTTTACCTTAACTACCTTGTGTCCTTTGGTTTCATCCAATATAGTCTGTGCTACACGGATAATATCTTCTACGTTCTGCCACTTACCAGCTTTAACCATACGTCCAATCACTTTCTCCTTGTCAGAGGTCATGTTCTTATGTATTGCTTCTAGTCTCTTCTGTGTAGCTTCACGTTCAGGTTTACCTTTGATAACCTTAACACCTAGGTCTTTCAATACATTCTGGTTAAGTCTGTTTCTAATACCTTTGATGGTCTCTAGGTCAGGGTTGCTATATGCTGATAATGTTTCTGTCTCTGTGTAAGACCTTGGTAGAATGTCTTGATCCATACCGTCTTCCTTAATACCTATTACAGCATTACGGTCATCGATACCTGTCTCAAGATCCTCATGTACACTCATACGTACACGACCTACTTCACGTTGTCTGATATCACCAATAGCATTAACTTCATCTGCTACTTCTAAACCATTCTTACGTAACTCACGCATACGCTCTGAGTACTCTGTGGTACGTGGTTGTAGTCCTTCCTTCTTAAGCTGCTTAGCTATTTCAGGTGGTGTCAACTGCACACGCTTACCAAATGATTTAGTGCTATCTGTATATTGTGTGTGTATCCCTAGATCCTTCTCGACCATACGGGAATCCACCATACCATTAAGTTCTTCCACTAACTCCTTGAAGTTAATATCATCACTTTGTTCAGCCATTTTGTTCATTTCGATCATGTCTTCCATGAACTTCATAGACTGTGGTATCTCACCCATACTAAGTATTTCTGAGTTGTTCGCATAGAACTCTCGTGTACTTATGGGTATTGGTTGTGACTTCTGCCATAACTCATCTCTATTGCGTAATGACTCTACGTAACCGCTTAATACCTGTGTTGGTCTGTTTGTGCTACCGGACAGGATATTTTCCATTGCGTTGACATGTTTAGTTGTCTTCTGACTATGAGTTAATCCACGTACTGCATTTTCTATATTCTTAGGTACTTTACCTGTTGGGAATGCTGACGCTAAATGAAGTATGTCAGAGTTAAGTTTGTCCACTTCCTTTTGTACATCTTCTGGTAAGTTCTTCTTATTAAGACCTACCTGTTTGTTAAGTAGTACACGTACTGGACTATCCGCTTCGAATGAGTCTCTGATTGTACGATATGCTGCACCGAAGTCGAGGTTAGAAACCTCTGTTACTTCTGCCCATTCAGCATACTGTTGACGTGTAATCATCTTAACTTTCTTTTGTACCTGTGCTGGCGCTTTAGCTGTTTCTACTTTAGCTTTCACTTCTTGCAACTCGGGTGTAGCTGCTTCCGCTGGCTTACCTGAACTCTTAATAGCTTCTACTTTAGCAGATTGTTCAACCTGACGTGCTGCACGTACTTCTGTTGTTGGTGTCCTAAACATAGGTTTAACACCTTCAACGATACCACCTATTGCAAAGCCTAAGCCTGCATCAAACAATGTGTCTACCATTAAGTCTTTCGCTTGGTATGTATGGTCACCACCTAAACGTGGAGAGTTCACCATCAAACCTTCTGCTGCACCTACTGCTGTCCAGTTGGCTAATGCTGCTACCTTGTCTGAATGTTTGATTACATTCTTACCACCAATAGCACGACTCATCTGATATGCTTTGTTTGCTTTAACTGCACCACCTGTGACCGCTAGTCCACCTGTTAGTAATGTTGTAGGTGATACTAATGTACCCACTGCACCATAACCTAACTGTGCGTACCACTCTAAGTCATCAAAGTCCTTCTGGTTTGCTATGTCTTCTATCAATTGATCTCGATAGTCTAACGCTGCAACGCCACCGTACTTCTCGTACTGCTCTGAAACTGCTGTCTTGTAACTGTCTGGTATACCCTTAAATAATTCATTGTCTGGTACATCAAACTCTGTCTTAGCCTGTCTGGACTTATGTAGATCCCCGATATCGGATAGGTTTGATATGTCATTGAACATACTAAACGCTACACCCATTTTATCGAAGAACCCTAATTCCTTCTCAGGTACAGGACTCTGCATGAGGTTCCCATTTCGAACAGCTCGGTTATACGCATCACGTAGTGCTGGATCATTCTCCATAGCTTTACGCATTGAACCACGTAATGTGTATTCGCTTTCCTGTTCGATAGGTCTATTGAAATCTGATAACTGTCTGCGGTACTGTGCTACCTTAATTGGATCATGGTACACACTAACCAAGGCTCTATCCAAGTCAGCTTGATCAGCGTCACCCGCGTCAAATGCTGCACGTACTTGAGTAAGGTTCTCTTGTGCTTGTTGCATGTTCGTGAAGTCTTCATCACTCATCTGCTCTTCTGCTGTACCAAACTGATATGGAATATCATTGCTGTAGTACGCTGAGTATGCATCATGCATAAGCGGATCAGGGTTCTCCCCAAACTTTGTTACATAGTCTGAGACTTCCTGATCCATTGCTACTAAGCCAAAGTCTATGTCTACTCCGTTAATGTTGCGTACTGCTGTACCTACGGTGCGTCCATATCTGTCTGTGCTTTGTTGTTGTGTCTGTACTTCACTTCCCATAGGTAACACCGACTGTGCTAATTCGCTAGCCTGTGCTCCTGCTTCTGTGTTTCTGGTTGCGTCCTGATGTACTGACTCTTCTGTATTAATGTACCCAACACGTAGATTGGTTTCATTAGTTTTTAATGTGTCACCATCTGTGACCTTTTCTACGGTTGCCATAGTAATCCTATAATGTCATTAATGAATGTAAATCCCGATAGTCTTTCTCAGACTGTCTCTTCTTCTCATCACGTAACTGCTGGAACTTGTTACGTTGTTTGAGTGTTTCACCCCATAACATCATGGTCTCCTGAGAGATACGCACTGGTGCTTGAGCTTCATAAGAGTCAATGATAAAACCATCTTCTGTTGCTGTTATGTCTAATCCGCGTACGTCTTTGACACTTGTTGGTGTACCTTCTACGCCTAATGCTTTGAGGTACGGTGTCAGTAAACTTGCTGAATTGCCTGTGGCTACTTGTGCCCCATCCATCAGTTGTTCAAACGTAAAGTCTGTTACTATGTCTAGTTGCTGTCCACCTTGTATAACCATCCCTTGATAGTTAATACCTTCATTGGTAATGATGTTGTTTAGGTATCGCTCCGCTTGTTTGGTATCACCTAGAGATACGGTTATCCCTCTGTCATAGTCAAGCATGTATTTACCTAAAGCTCCTGCTGTTGGGTACTCTCCGGTTGTGTTACGTACAATGTTACTAATACGGCTTCGCTTAGTCTCATCTCCTTTAAGTCCCCAGTCTACACCAAGTGCATCACGTTTACCTTTGTTAGCCTTAAACTCATCTAACTCCTTCTGGATCATGTCACCTGTCTTACCTACATTAAAACCACTTGTGATTATCTGGAACCTGTCGTAGTTTGCTGGTGTAACTAAGTTAATGAATGTGTCCTCATATTGAGCAAATTTGTTTATAGACTCTAGTGCTGCGTTACCTACTTCACTAAGTTTACCATTCTCGTCAAGTGTACCTTGCCATCCATTAATGAATGTCTCTAAGCTACGTTTAAGGAATGGTGATCTTATGTTATCCCTGTTTGCCTTACGTGCTATCACAGCGGCTATTTGTGGGTTACCTAGTAAGTTGGTTGTTGCTTCCTTCGGTGTGATGTTCTCATTACCCATCATGTTACCAATATCGGCTACTGCGTTAGCATCCAGAGCATCCTCCAACTCTCCCTTAGTAGGATTGTGTTGGTTGAAGATAGCGGCCTTTTCAGTAGGATCTTTGGTAGCAGCTCCAGTTCTAATAGCGTCCAATCTGGCGGCTTTGACTTCCTCAGAGGATGCCTTTTCCAGAGCCTTAGCCAGTGTCTTAGAGGCAGCGGCCTTTAGTCGAGCATCTTTATCTCTCAAACCTTTAATGGTCTTAAATCCATGAAGACGGCCTCCTACCAGTGCATTCTCAGCCCTAGCTGTACCACTAGAACGTGTTTCCATAGTCTGCAAGTTACTCAATAACTCGTTATAGATATCCTCTGCTTCTGGTAACGTTTTCGCTTCCAGTGCCTTGAGGTCTGCTAACTCGTATGTTGTCGCAACCTTTTGTGCAAACTGTGTATCATACTTACCTATGGATATATCTAGTGCTGCTTGGTCATCTGGGCTTAAACCCTTTGTGAATCCAAACTGTTTAGCTGCATTGTATGCACCGATGTTACCTGTGCGTAATGATTTGTTTAACTGTTCTAGTATTACACTATGTCCAGCTAGATCACTCATACCTTCTGGCATGGTACGACCTGTAAACAAATCTTCTGCTTCCTTCTGTAACTCTGCTACTTCCTCTGGTGATGTTGCACGAGTGGCATCTAATGCTAAACCATCAAAACGTAACTCTACACTGTTACCGAACAATTCTCTGTTCTGCTGTTGTGTATACGCAAAGTGATCTTTACGCTGTTGTTTTGCTAGCTTCTGCGCTGATGTACTCCACTGTTGGATTACTAAATCCTGTGTCTCTTCGTCGCCATCAAACGGTTGCAGTGCCCGCTCCATACCTTGTTGGATTTTACGCTCGTACTGCTCTGGTGTGAGATTGGCGTTATCACCGATTTCGGAGGACATGACGTTGTATGTGTCGAGGATAGAATTCCGCACGCCTTGTTGTTGTGCTGCTCTATACTGTGTGTCCTGTCCGAAGATTGCTTCTGTGAATCCGGTACGTTTACGGTCTTCTGCGATTGAATTAATCGCCTTGTCTTGGCCCTGTAATACCTGTCCCTTGATCTCTTGTGCTGCTTTAATGTTTGCAGCTTTCTCTGTAAGGAAACTACCAAACGCATCTCCAAGAGAGGAACCCATACTTTCAACACCTGCTGATAAAGGATCTTGTTCAATGCTTTTCTCCGCTTGTGTACCTGATTTATATCTTGTTGCTTGTGATCTGTTTACCAGACCAGCATTAGCATCTTGTGTAGCATTACGCTTAGGTTGTCCATATGCCATTACTTACTCCAAAATGCTTCTGTCAACTTGATATCTGAATACTCAAAGTTTGCAAACTCCTGCATTAACTCACCACCGAATGAATACTCTGTATCCTGTACGGCACGAGCATCTGAAGCATTCGTGAATACACTTGCTGACTCTGATTGCAAAGCCTGTGTACTCTTGTCTTCTACTGCACGTCTGGCAAATGCTGCGTTAGCTTTGGTGTTATAGATCGAATCATCTACTGACTGACCTGTAACACCTGCCACTGCTGCATTAACCTTTGCTTGTGCTTCTGCTTGAGATTGTTGAATTTGAATATTTGTGTTTGATGTAACCTTATCTTGTTCAATCGCAGCTATGTTTAACTCTGCGTCATGTAAGGCTTCACGGGCGTTATACCTTTGTACAGCTTGAGAGTAGGCATTGTTATACGCCTGAATCTCTGCTGATGATTTTACACCAAACATAGCACCCGAAACCATTTGTGTTCCTTGTACCATCGCCCCTGCGTACATAGACATTATAGTCCCCTTGCTCTCGCTGTCCATTGGCCTAGCCACCCTATGCCTGCAATGGTTGCACCTAGATAACTCTCTGTGTAAAACACTGCATCTGCTAAGCTGGCATCCTGTCCATAAGCAAACGATACAGGCCCTGAGTAAACGCTCACTGTACTTAGTAAACTACTCTGTGTGCCAATCAATCTACTTACAAACTCTTGATCATCACCTTCGTAATAATCTGATTTAATGTTCATACTCATGTTGTGAGTATCCACCAAGTCCAAGTAAAACCTTGATATTCTCACCTTGTTATTAAACAAAGCAATACCATCCTGATCTAACTTAAATGGTCTGGTTGGTGAATAAGATGAACGGAATATCTTACCTACGTATACTGATCCAATCCCTACGTTACGACTAAGTGTGATCGTTCGATCATCAATTGTATGAGGGACATTTGATAGAGGATATGTCGTACCTTCACCTGATATTACTACTATGTTTGTAGAGTCGTACCATTGAGGTAAAGTTACTATACTTCCGTCTGTGCTGAGCTTTAACATATCATCTAAGTATACTTCGTGGTCTGTACCTGAGACACGTGAGTATAATTTCATCTTCTTAAGTACAAGATCTGTACCGTCTAATGTAATGATATTTAAGTCACCTCTGCGGAACTGGATATCAACAACTGCGTTACTCTCTGGTAAATCCCAGTAGCACCATGATTGCTGTCCTCTTGATCCATCACGTTTAGTAAACTGCTCGTAAATATAGATCCTGTTGGATGGCCCACCTGTACTGGTTACGGCTATCATTTCCAAGTTCGCACTTGCAGTCATTAACTTAATCTCACCTTCCAATAGTCCTATCACATGATCGGTAATCGGTTTAGGTTCGTCTACTTCTTTGTCATCATTTGATGAGTACTCTTGTACTCCTGCTGATGAACCATATGATATAGGCATATACACTGATGCACCCATACCGACTGGACTTACATTAACCTGCACTTCCGTCTGAGTAGTTAAGTTCATGGATACTGATTCCGGTGTTACCGCAGTGTCACCTGAGATCTTGAACTGTGCATTAGATGCTAGTATCAATAAGTCTCGGTTATGTGGTATCGCCTGTTTCAGTAAATCTACACCTGCTGCACTTGATGCAATGGATGTTCTATCTGACTTTACTAATGTTACTGCTGACTGTCTCCAAAAGTTTAGAGGGTCATCTGTTTCAGACATAATTGCATTTGATCCGCTAAGGAATACAAGTCTGTTCTGAAAGTAACTGATGTTCTGAATCGTGTTATCAATGAAATCTGGTGGCTTGTTTGAATCGTCATCACCTACTTCACGAGCATCTAATTGAAGATCGTTTAGTGTGAATCCGTTATCATACGTAACACTGAACGGTGTCGTTGTATTATCGTAGCCATATGGTTCATCAGGTGATCTACCTTCTACCCATACAACTTCCTCCATGATCTCGCCTGATGGGAATTCTGCCGACCGTATGGCCTTCAAGAAGTATGCTCCATCATCTGATGTTGGATCTGGTTCTATACGTACTAGTGTGTCTACGATTGCATACTTAGGGAATCCCTCTTTACTATCCGCTACACTGTTGATTGCTACTATAGATGCGTCACCTTGTCCTGTTTCTACCTCAAGAGATAGTAAGGCTTTAGATGTTAATCCTGTAGCTATTACTGATACACACGAACCCACTGCATATGCTGTCACATCGGACAATGTATTAATTTCATTTGACAACTGTTGTGCAACCTGTGCTACTGCTCGTGCTGCATCCGCTGCGTCATAGTTAGGGTTTGTTATACCTAGCTGTGGCACTGTGTATGATACGGTCTGACGTATTACATTATTAACGTCCTGTAAGCTTACATGCACTGTCACAGTCTCACTATAGTTTAGTGCTGCTGTAACATTGAGCATAGAAGAGTAATAAGGTATGTCCTTTTCTGTACCACGTTGTACTATTGTGTCAGTATTTACAAAGTAAGTTTCATCATCTATTGTCTGTGCGACCATGTTTGGCCCTACATACCCGTTGGGTGATGTCACAGAATCTATATATATATTATCTCTATAACAACGTATCTCACCAGATGATTTATCCATTACATAACGATACTCAATACCGTTACGCTCGTAATCGTGTATGAAGACATCTTCCTCAGCAATATTTTGTCCCACCACATACTCCCATGATATGGGTGGCCTACGTGTCAATTTATTTACAGGATCAGATCTAAAGTTAATTTGTTCACCTGCTTGACCAGTGGCTCTGTTGCGTGGTGCTAATGTGCTGATACCTAATATGGGTGTAGGATAGTTATCTTCTACCTTCATAGTAAATACCTCGATACGGATGATATGGAAGTTCTAGATGGTCTCACTCCTGCCCGTGTACGTAATATACGAGCATTACGGAATACATTATGTTTACCTTCGCGCAAGTCTTGTGCCTGTAGTTTAATACGTGCACGACCTGCTTGCTCCAATAATGAATTCTGTTTACCTGTGTCTTCCAGTTCTGTTCGTACTACCTCGGCTGCTGCTGAATACATTAAGTAATCCTGCATAGTTCCTGGTAGTTCATCCCAGTCAAGTAGACGCACCACTCTGTAAGCAGTTACATCACAGTCAAATACGTATGTCTGATCGTATGAGTTATAGAGTTTACCTCCCCTTACGACTAGTAAGTCATCTTGCCACACAACTGAATCGATAGCATCTGCAATAGATATTTCGTTAGCTGTGTCACGTTGAAACGTTACGTTGTAATCTGTGTTAAACCACCAAGGTGATCGTTGTTCTTGTTCACGCAACCTGCTTAATGTGTCTTGACAGTTTGCTATATCCGGATGACTTGATGACAGGTTGTTAACCTTTGATGAACCCAATTCGCGCAGCATCATATTTACTGCTTCAAGTTCTGTCATTTGAATGGTCTCCTGTTAATCAAAATAAATATATCTCGAAAGATATACCCTAGTATTGTTTGGAACAATACTTATAGAAGATACCCGTTAGGATACCTTCTAAAGTATTACTCAGTTGTTGCTGTGTGCTGATCGAATGATTCGGTAGGTGTAGAGGTAAAGATACCTGCTGCTGCTTCTGCACGGTTCGGTGTCACTGCGAACGATAGATAAGAGTCAATGAACCACTGTAGTTCTGTCTCGTTATAGTGTACGTTCGAAGTCAACGGAATCAACTCACCTGCCAACAATGCTTTAGGCATCAAGAATAATGCAACACAGTTAACATCTGCTTGTACGATGTCGTACGCATTACCGTTACCTGCGTTAGATAGGAAGTGTTCTTCACCTACCTCGCCTTGTTGTGGGAAGTTGTTGGTTGTCATCACACGTAGGCCAGACGCTTTAAGCACTGTACCTTCTGAATAGTCACCATTGGCATTAACAAAGTCTTTGTTAAGAAGCTTATCATTCTTAAGTAGTGCGTAGTATTGAGCTGGACGCATCAATAGTACACCTTTCTTAAGTTTGATCTTCTTCTCTTCAATCTTCTGGCACATGTCCTGAATAGCTAACTCTAAGTTCTCAGGATCAAGTTCATCACCTGCGTTTGCTAGTGCTACTACAGTACCACCACGGAACTTCTCTGGAGCTGTACGAACGATGTTAGCTGGCTTAGTACCAGTGAATGCTGCGTTAGTACCTGCACCGTATGCATCTTCCCAACCACCTACAAGTTTACTACCTGTAACTGCGTTAGTAGTTGCATCTTTCACTGGTACTTTGTTAGTAACCTGACATGCCTTAATACCTTGTACTAGGAATGACTTGTCAAAGAACTCAGCAATTTCTTCACCGTGGTTCTGACCCATTTCCTGTCGTACGTCCAAGCTTACCAAGAAGTCGTCAATCAACGCTTGTGTAGAACGTGCTAACACCATTGTATCCACTTGAATACTGATGTTATCGAAAGTAGGTGAGTGATCAACTGGGCGTTGATTACGTGTTACTTTCTGTAGCGATGTTGCACCTAAGCGATGGTTAGTCACCATGTTCGTACCACGAATGGACTTGATGTTGAAGAACTGGCGCATTACTGAATCTTCGTACATTACGCGATCCACTTCGCCACCGTACTCTTCAATAAATAACGGTTCAACGTTACCTGTATCTACACCACCTTGATGGCCTGCGCGTACCTGTGCTTGAGCGGTAACTTGGTTTAGAATTGTCATATATGTTTATTCCTTGTTTCTGTAATTACAGACCTAATTTACGGCCTTTGTTTCTTTGTGCTGCGAGCGCTAACCTTTCTGGTGAGTTCTCGGCATAACCTTTCGCTACAAGTTTATTAAGTTCCACGTTGTACTCACGTACACTGATTCCCTTAGTACCTGTGTTTGCTTTAGGTGCTCCGGCCGGTAAACGATCTGCTGGTTGTTCATACTGATCACTACCTTGGAAACGCTGCACTAACGCATCCACCGCCATACGTCGAGACATACCACCTGCTTTAAGCATTGCGTTTATCTCTTTCTGTTCTTCTTTAGAGACGTTATCTCTTGTCCACTGAGTTAGCTCTTTCCATGTGTCTTCACCTGATTGCTCAGTTACACCTTGAAACGCTTGTTGGACTTGATCAAATGTTGCTTGGTCAGACTTCTTCGCTTCCACTACACGAGTGTTGTGAATCTGTGTCATCTGTCCTGCAACTAGTGATGCCATTGCTTCACCATGTGCTTCAATAAGACTCATCATGATTGCTGGTGTCACTTGACCATTATTGTCGTTAACTTGCTGTACGACATCTTTTGTGTTTAGGCCAGCTTTCTGTAACACTGCGTCTACTTGTTTCATCGCAGTCATTGACTGGTCTAATGTAAACTTAGGTTCCTGTGGTGCAGGTTCCTGTGCAGGTTGTGCTGGTGTTTGTTCCGGTTCCACTGGTGGTATTTGAGGTTCCACTGGTGGAGTTTGTGGATTGCCACCCAGTACATCGGGTGCTGCTTGTTTAGCTGGTGTTGTCATTAACCTGCTCCTTGATTGGCTTGATTAACTGCTTGTTGTTCCATGCCTACTTGGCGTGCTTGTGATTGCTGTGCTGCTGCTTGTTCTCGCTGTACCTGTGTATTACTCTTAAGGAACTTCTTGTATTCTACACCATGACCTGTACCTAATACAGACACGACACTTTCCATGTCAAGCCTCATACGTACATCATCAGGTACATCACGTAAAGCCACTAAGTCGGTTATGAATGCTCTAAAGCTACTTAACTCACTGTTACGTGAGAGTGCTTCAAATCCGGTTACAACGGTTGGTTTTACCTTCTGGAACTCTGGATTCAATCTGCGCATTAGTATACGTGCGAGTGGTAGCTGTAACTCTAAGGCTAACCTTGAGTACACACCACCTAATGAGCTTTCCAACTCGTTAGCTTGCATACGTATTTCTTCTGCTGTCACCCGTTCCGCATCCCTAGTGATCTGACTGTTCATTAGGAACGCTGTGGCAATACGTCTTTCGATTCTATCACCACGTTGAGTAAGGAAGTCCACGTTACCCTGTACATTAGCTGTATGTACGAATAAGTCTTCTTCTCTACCTTGTACATAATCACCACTAGCGGCATTCTGTACATCTTTAACATCAGTCATACCCGTTGGATTCACGAGTACCTTAACGTCAGTTACAATAGATGTGTAGTCTAACTCTGCCTCAGACAAGTTTGATAGTGAATGGAACGCACCTGCGTAATCCTCTACCATACCTGAACCATAGTCTTGACCACGTGCTAAACTCCAAGTTAATGGAATCCACGGTAGCTTACTTTCTGGATAAATACCCATACGATTATGTGCATATCCAATAGCTTCCATTTCTTGCCACTCAACCCAACGAGTCTTGTCTGCACCTACCACACGCATAATGCCTGTATAGATAGCAATCTCATCATCTTCTTGGTAGCCATTCTCTGCTGCCATTTCCCATAGGTGTTCAGGTAAGTCTCTCATCACTGTGACTTCCTTTAGGATCATCTTCATAGGATCACCTTTAGGATCACGTTTAATAACGTAGTCACGTAATGAATAAACTTCCATGTCACCATTTGTAGGAGCGTATAATAAACTGTTACCCGTAATGATTAGCTGTAGTAAACACGTATACAGTGCTACCCTACCTTTCATTTCATCAAACACTTCCATACACTCACGCTCTGCTGTAGCCATTGCTTCTTCAAGTTGAGCTTTCTTCATAGCACCAGCCAAGATATTCTCTTGTTGTTCTGGTGTAATCTTCATCCTAAAGAATGGCTTAGCAGGTTGGAATAATGCCATCATTAACTTGTTTGCTAAGTGTGTTACTGCTTGTGCTCCAGTTGATTGATAATCATGCTGGGTTTCTTCACCTGTATCTAAATCGCTTATCGGAAAGATACGTGGTAATGTCCACCCTGCATACTTCTCACTGTCCTGTAACACTGTTCCACGACCGTCATCATTCGCTTCAAACTCTTGCTTGAGTAAGTAATCGCCTGTTAAGTACTTCGCTTCGAACTCTTGTATAATCATATAAACTCCTTACAGGTGAATATTATCATCGATATCATCATCTTCGTCTTCGTCTATACCTAGATCGATTACACCTAGTGAACCTTTACCTTCACCTTCTGTCTCAGCGAATACCTGTGACCTTCGTGCTTGTTGTGCATCTTCTTCTTGATCTTGTCTAGCCTGCTTCGCTGCCTTGCGTTGTTCTTTCGCTTGATATGCACTGCCTGCTACTGTGATCGCGATTGCTGCTGTTACTCCCCACGACATTTAATTTCTCCAACTCGTCGTAACTATCTACAATGCACTCTTTGCGGATAGCTTTGATATCTGTTTCTCTTGTTGCGTGGAGTGATGTCCATACTACGGGTGTGTGAGTTAAACCCATTCGCTTAACTCCTGCCTTATCTTCAAACGTTATAGGCCCAATTAACCGCTCTTTACCTCTGTCAGTAAACACTGTTATCTCACCTGATTGAAGTATAGTTAGGTGATCCTCTTTATGAATCTCACCTACTATGAAGGCTCCTGCTGGTGCTCGCATCTCACGTGCATAGACACCGTTACAATTATATTCTCGTGTCTCTATGTCTACTGAGTTGCCGTTGGCTTCTTCCTGTAAACTTATTGACTGCAAGTCCATAATTGTATCTCTTCGCTCTTGTACAGTCAGGTTAGCCCAACTGTGAATCATTTCTTTACTCATACATATAACCCTAACTAAAGAAGAACTTGGACTCAAGTATCTCATCTAAGTTGTAGTCACCTTTCGGCGGTACACTGTTCGTTGTTATACCAACTTGTTTCGCCCAGTGTTCCAGTGGGTCACATTTAGTATACAACGTATGGAATGTTTCTCTCGCTACCCTATACATCTGCTGTACGTTACCTGCATGTGTACCGAAATCATCATGTACCATGGAATAAGCTGGTAGCTTTGTTGAGAGTATGGTCATAACCATATGCGTACTATCCATACTATGTATGAAGTTAGGTACTATGCCTGAACGCTGTCTAGACATAAGTGGTTCACCTGCAAGGTTGAAGTCTCGCAGGTTTAACCTTACACCTCCTAACAATTTTGTTCGTACATTCTGGAAAGGGCTATCTCTGTAAAATTGATATACAGGGAATTGAAGTGGTGTTAACCATTTAATAAAGTCATTAGGTGCATTCATCTGCAACCAGTCCATTGCTAGTCTTGCTGCTACAACTACTTCACCTATTGATTCCCATAAGTACGGTGTTAGAAACTTCCCGTACTCCCATTTATACTTTTCATCTAGGTCAAACTTGGCCCAGTTATCTCCTGCGTACTCCAGTATTGCTGCCCTTGCTGACACAGGCTTTGCCCCGTAGGGTAGTGTCATAACTGGTCGCTTGGCACACTTACGATTGATCCCGACATTAAGCCATCTATGTGCCCTTGGGTCATCGAGACCCCGTAGCTTTGATGTAGTAACTCTTGCAACTTCACCATATATATCGTTTGGTGGGTCGTTGTCTCCTGTCTTAGTAAGGTTAGTTGCCGAGGCTCCAACCTGATCGCGCAGCATTGCTGAGAAATGTTGTAAGCCGTTACAACTCCCATCAAGTCCAACTGATAAAGTAGATAGATACTCGTGGTTTCTTCCACAGTCTGCCTGTACCCATTCAAAGCAAAATGCAAGGAATTGATATGGCTTGTCTGCATTTCCCCAGAACTCTCTGTTCGAGATAGGATCTTCGCTAACCCTTTGTATAAACTCTTCATTATTCTTTATCCATTTAATGCGTTCAGCAAATGGTACTTTATCTATACCATATGTGTTAGCACCATGTACTGCTAGCCAATAAGCTCCGCCTTTACCTAACCGTACACCTTGTCTGAATTCAAGTAACCCTCTGGCTGTGTCTGCACCTTGGGGTGTCAGTCCTGCTGTAGCACAGTACACTCGACCTCTAAAGTCACAAGTATATACATAGTAGAACTCGTCCCACTCTGCTAACTCTTTGGCAAGTTTGTTCACACCTGAGAATACTATTACTTTACTACGTCGTTCTTTCTCTAAACCATGTGCTCGTTTAGCTGCATCCTTCCAACCTGATATTTCTTCATGCTGTGCTTCGGATAACATAAGCTTTGGTATCTTCGCTAGATGAGGTGGAAACTCAGGTATTTCTACCTGCTGCTTAGAAGGGAGTCCCACTCCAAGTCCGTTAGTATACATAGTATTCTGAACGTTTAACACTCGCTTGTTGATACGCCATGCTGTCTTCTGTAATTTGTTGACAGCTCGTAGGTGCGCTTTCGGAAAGTGTCTGTTCACAAATTCTGAATGATCCTTAGTCTTAGTCTTAACAAACCTTAACCTCATTCCTGCTGTATAGTAACCGCCCATTTGTTGGGCCTCCCACGGCACTGGTGGTATTTTAAGTGGTAGATATTGTGGACTCATTAAGCCACGCTCTTTCTCGAACTCAGCCGCCCAATCATCAAATTCTACCGTGGTAAACAACTTGTACACTATCTTTTTATTAGTGCGTTGCTGTGCCACATACATTACATCATCGAATACAGGCAGTACACCTGATAAGATTCTACTACCAACATGTGTCCGTTCTACTCCTGTCCAGTCTTCCCACCCTACGTCGAAATCATTAAACTTCTTCATCATGACTTTATGCATGTGTTCAAAGTTAGTTATCTTTTGATCGCGGAACGACTTATTAACCGCATCGTAGTACTCTGGATTGCTCAATTCGAATAGCGTACATTTTAAATCTGACTCTACCTTCAATCCAATGTCCAACGATACCTTTAATAAGGTATTCTTTGAATCTCTTTGAAGTGCTTGCAGGACACACTTAATTGCTATAAACGCTAGTTTAGTATAATCATCTTGTGCTACTTCACGTATGATATGGTTATACTTTGCACCTTTACCTACCTCTGTATTGTGTACAGAGTCTTTTAGTAATTCACCTGCCTCCCGTAATCTGGTGCGAACCAAGTGGGACATAACTTCTGTCGTGTCCCCTTGACCTTTCTCACGCAGTTTATCTTGAGCGGCATAGTATGCTTCCGTACCTCTTCGTTGGCACTCTTTTTCCCATTCTATTTGCTCATGAATGTTCATTTGTTTTCTTGTCCCTAGCTCGCTTTTCACGTGCTTTCTTGTTCTTAGCTAAACGTTTCTCATCTTTGTTCATATGACTAGGATGAATGAATTGCCACCTAGGTGTACTATGATGTTCTAAGTATTTACCTAGTCCAATCACATATGCCTCTGGTGTTATCCCTGCGTGACCTCGCTGTGCTTTAACCTTTACCTTACCTTCTGCACCATTACAAGAGTTATGTAATGCTCCACGAATGTAACCTGTTTTATGGCAATGATCCAACACTGGATAGTCTCGTTGTGAGAAGGGGTGTCCACATACTGCACACTTCCCCTTCTGCTTTGCTACCATTTGTTTTAAGATACCTGCCACCTGATTAGGTTTAAGTTTCTTAACTGCCATGGTTAACCTGCTTTATCTAACGCTTCCAAGATTTCCTGTATAGCAACACGCATTTCAACTTTATTCATACTTAATGCACCTTTAAGTTGCTTTTCAATACCGCCATACAGGTAGCTAAAAATATCATCTTGCACGTCTTTCACTGTCTGACTTGAATCAAGATCTTCTAGCAATGCAACTGCCTTAACTGACTGCAATGTTAACTCACCTGTATAGAACGCACCTTTTTCTGTGGTAGGTTCTTTTGTTTCAGGATCATATACAAAGTCAGTTGCACGATTTACACTGATCATTGATTTGTGAATTTTAATAATATGTTCGCCCATTTTTAATCTATCTCCGAGGGAGCTTTGTCCCATCTAATTGCTTTGTACCGTAACTCACGGAACTGTCCATCTGGTAAACGCTTCATTGCCTTACCTTCTACTACACGCTTAAGAATATGGTCAGGATTGTCCCACCATTCATCACGCTCTGTATCTGACATACCTGACATTTTATGTAGGTTACCAGCCTTATCTTTACATAGTAATGCACCAAGTGTGCCGTGGTACTTACCTTCACCTTCGATTAAATCAACGATAAGTAAATCAACTGTTACTTCTTCCTTGATCTTAAGTATATCTGCATTACGTTTACCAAACGCATAGTTACCTTCTATATGCTTTAGGATGATGCCTTCACGTTGTTGCTTCCATAACTTACCACAGATTCTACGCCATTCAGTTGGTTCACTAGAAATACCAAGTAGTCTACTTAGTTTTACTTCTGGTAAATTAATTGACTGTACGATCTGTTGTGCTAGGTTCCAACGTACTCTAAATGGTACATCTTCTCGCCACTGTGGTATAAAGTCATGTACCCGAAGGTACGCACCTTCTGCTTGTTCGTACTTCCGATTAAGTATGCCATTCAGTGTGTGGAAGGAATTTATTTCTAAACCATCGATCATAATCTCAAAGATTAACCTACCCTTGATATTAGGTCGTTTTGTTCTGATCAAGTTAGATAACTCGACTAGTGATGGTATCTCACGACACTTGCGCGAGTTGATTACACATGATGGAAAGTCTATATAACCATACCAACCATCATGTTTCTCAAACATACCATAAGGTTTCCCTATGTGTTTAGGGTTCTTCTTTTCTTCATCAAGATAAAGATGTAAAGCGCTCTGCGGTGTCCGAGACATTTGTTAACCTCTTACCTGTAAAACCCATTTCACGTAGACACTTCTTGTGTAACTTCTGTGGTACTCCACGTGCTGTAAGATATTGTTTAAGTTTACGCTTGTTTGTTCGCGCACAGTTAGAATTTGTTTCAACTACATCAACTGTAACTGAACCATTACCATCCGCTTCATTGATAGGAAACGAGAACTTCATTGTCTGATAACTCCTGTAATTTATCTAGTATAGTCATTTCACGTTTGTTCGGTGTGAACATCATGTTACAGTTCTTATCTAGGTACTTGAAGATGTCGTACACATCTGTGCCACGTTGCATCCACAATAGATAAGCCTGTTCAATAAACACATCACGTGCCATAGCTTTATGTGTAGCTTGGTATAATTCCCAAACCCTACGTGCTGCTTCCTTATCGGTTGTAACACCGTCTAATACGATAACAGCTTTCTTCTCACCACAACTTGCCGTACCTGATTTGCGAGGCTTTCTGCTTTTAAGTGGTGTGTACTTATCTAACATGGAATTACAGATTCTACCAAGTGCTGGTATGTCATCTGCTGTATCTCCCATAATCATTTGATGCCAGAACCACCCACGGCCTGTACCAATTAGTTTAGGTTCTTTGTTACCTACATCTTTATAGAATACTTCCCCATAACCTTTGTGCATTCTGATCTCATAGTTGTCAATGTTACAATGTAACCCTTGGCCCATCCATAGATCTTTATCACCTGACATAATGATTGATGATTCCCAACCGTACTTCTTGATACGTTCGTGTTGCATTCTTACCATTACATCATCTGCTTCGAAATGCTTGCTCTGTACTACTCTGCATCGCTCAGGGCCATACTTTGTACTTAACATATATCGAAGTTGTTTAACTATTTCACCACGTTCTGTTGGTGGTCTTGATTGCTGATATCTAACTGTGAATGCCATTTCGCTACGGCCAGTTTTATCACCCATCGTGATATGTGCGTTCACATATCCTGCACCTGCCGCTTTACGTAACTCTGTTATCTTGTTACATAAACGTTTGTACATTATGTCTAATGTCGCATCAAAGTCTACTACCCAGTAACATATAAAATCTACGTCGAGTTGCAGTACCTTGCTGTCATCAATTTGCCTGACAGAATCCTTACCAGCCTTCTTAATTCTAGTGAGTATATTCTTATTCATAAATACCTCTAATAGTCCCAGAGCGTATTACCCTAGGACTTTACAGATCAATTAATACTAGTCATCATCTAAAGATGGGAGATCATCATCGTCTTCTGAGGCGCTCACAGCATTGGCCTTTAAGCCTTCGAGAGTGCCTTCAGAGCCGTCTTCTTCTTCATCATCTAATGATACAAATTCTTGAGTTAAAGCCTGTGTTCGGCTTCCCTCCCAATCTAAATTGGTCATAATGAGGTCTTGAATCCAGTTCTTAGAGCGTACTGTTTTCTCTTTAGTCTTCTCATCTACTTCTTCATGAGAACCTTCAATGAACAAGTCATCCCACATGTCGATTACATCTTGATCTTCAAGTGCATCATTTTCCCATAGGAACAGACGTAGATCACTTAGAGGCTGAGGTACAATGATCTTTTGCTCTTCAATGTTACCTTCATCATCTTCAACTTCTTTGACTGCTGCGCTGATAGAGTATGCACCATCTTTATCCAAGTTAGCGTATGTGGTCTCACCATCTTTGTTATGGTATACACGACCTTTGAACTCTAGGCCAACCATTTCAGCCATGTGTGTAAATACACCGCCATGTGCAGCATTCATTAGGTTGAATAACTTACGGAACCCAGACTTAGCTGTAGTACCTTTGTTGAGTCGAACCTGTAGTGTTGCAGGAATTGGCTTACCTTCACCATCTTCACGCTTATACTTCTTACCAAATAATTCAAAGGTGAGAATAGCTTTCTGTGATGGTTTGTGTGTTGGGTTGTTAGGTTTAAATTTACCTAGTTCAATATACTCAACTAGTCGCAGGTACACAGGGCCTTCTGGTGGCAGATAGCGTTCAAATGCTTTACTCTGCGTCATGTCCTCTTGTTGTGCTGCGGCTTGTTGTACCTTATTTAAATCAAATTTCATTTCTTATTCCTTAATGTACTGTGTGCATGTCGAACATATCTTTACCGATCTCTGTCTCACATGGGAACGGTACTGTAATGTTGATATCTTCATATGCATTGTTAAATGTTTCTGGAACTGACTCTAGTATCTCTTGACACTTAAGTGCAACTTCCTTGATTATATCTTCGTGACCATCTAGCCAAATACAATCATGTACTGTATTACATAGCAGTACGTTACCACCAAAGCGGTCATTCTCGATCATATAACGCCAAACTAGGCCAACCATTGTCTGTACGATTTCACCGCCAAACCCTTGTACTGGGTAGTTCTTACGTTCTGTAGGACTAAACCCTGTGTATTTACCTTTCTTGTGCATAAACTCAGGTGTGATGTTCTCACGCCACATATAACGTGTACCTGTAGGACTGTCCCAATAAGACTCCCCTTTTGTATACGGTACGTTACCAATGAATAGCTTATGTTCAGTACGTCTTCTGTTTGCTTTAATAGCTTGTTCTAGCATCTGATCAAACTTCACAACTCCTGGGTACAACTTCTCTTCCGCTACGATCAAAGCGTCTACTTCTTCACGTGGCATCTTAGTTGATGCTGCAATAGTTGATGCACCTGCACCATACGCACGTTGGAATGAGAATATCTTAGCACCTGTACGTTCCTTCTTGTAGATTGGATCTTCTACTACTTTCGCCATATGTACAACATGCTCGTAAGTTTCGTTACGCTTTGCTGACAGACGTTTACAGTGGAAGTCTACTTTGTCACGTAAATCCTGACATAAGTTATCATCACCTGATAATACACCTTGTACTACTACCTCTAACTGACTGTAATCTATCTCAGCCATACGACCTTTCTTACCAAAGCGGGATGTAAACATACGTTTAACTTCTGACTTAGCAGCACCGTCTTTATCCTTGTCGTTACGAGGGATGGTTTGTAGTGGTGGATCACTTGCCGATAAACGACCCGTGACTGTGTTCACGTTGTTAAGCTTAGTGTGGATTACACCATTATCATCTAACAGTGTAAGCATACCTTTATTACCTTTAGGGTCTTCCTTCATGTAATAAATGCCTAACTCTTTATCTATTTTACCACGCTTACTGAGTGCGTCTGTAAATGGTAGACCAAGTAACTCTAGTTCTTCCATTACCTTAGCACCTACACTATATAATGGGCCACCACGTGCATCGACGTTAGCACCTACCCAACTAGCTTTAGGCTTAACCTTCTGCTTAAAGTGTACGTGGAATTCCTGCTTAGCACCTTTCGGTTTATCCATGTCAGGAACTTGTATATTCTTTGTTTTACCTTCACCTTGACGTTTACCTGATGCAAAGCGATCTTGTACTAATAGGAACTTATCTTTGTGTTTAATAGCGCGAGGTGTACCTTCTGCAACCTCAAGTACATAATATGCACCTGCTTTCTTTACCATAGTTAACGGGAATGGTTCGTTGTTAAACAAAGGCCATTTCTCTGTCTTCTTGGCATATAATAAGTTACCTTCATCATCCGTGTGCTGTACCCATTTCTCATACTTAGCATGACCGCCAAAGATGATACATGATTTGTGTACGTTGCTTGTCCACTTGAATTCGAACTCAGGTGGTAATTTAGGGATATGCGAATTTAATTCTTCTGTAGCTACTGCGAGTTTACGTAACTGTTCTTGACGTAACTCTTCACCTAACTTAGCATCTACGTGTGCTCCGTTATACTCCATTTCACATAGAGCTAACAAACCGTCCATACGGAATCGTAGCATACGTCTAAACGCTTTAGGGTGTTCTTGGCGCATACGTTTGATTTGACCTTTAAAGATCAACCATGTGTTATGTACGTCACCTACAATCTGATCACCATCACCGATTAGATAATCTGTTAGTAATCCACGTGGGATCTGTGAAGTTAGATATCCGTCTTCCCACATTTCTTTCACAGCATCAACCTTACAACCACCACCGTATTTAGTAGCGATATCGTTCATTGCTGTGAAGTGTGATTCTTCTACCTGTCCTGCCATTAAGTACTCAGCGTACTGGCCACAGTATATCTCTGCACCACGTTTAAGTGCTGCTTGTACTTCTGGATCTTCCCATACCCATAGCATATCAAACTTAATGTTGAACCCTATGAACAGGTCACCCTTACCCATTTGTTTAATAATGTCGTATGGTAGCACAGGGTCTCTATGCCACCTTTTAAAATATTTCTCTTGAGGTTTACCACCGTTGACAGACCAACCACTTTGTACGATATAGTTACGATCATCGAATGGTGAAGCTTTTCGCTTATGTTTCGTATAGTTATCTGTTTCTAAGTCGAACGTCAAGTAAATTGGTTTGCCATCTTTCATGTTACCTACTTCCTCTTACATCGCTGACATCTATCTTATGGAGTATATCTAAAGCTAGTAGATACGCCTGATAGTTATCTAAATTCATTTGTGCAGTTTGTTTATTTCCATCAATATCTACTTGAGATATTTTTAAATGGACTCCCTCTTCTAATTCATTTTCTGCTATTTCAACAGTAGAATCATATCTTTTATAAAGGCTCATTACTTCCTCCTTGTTAATTAGTATACACACTCAAACGCTATATGGTCGCTTGGTACGATAACATTGCAGAATGTATATACTAATTTTACGAAGGGATACCTGAGGAACATAGCGCAGCTATGTGATCGAATGGTACTCCCAAGCAAATATCGTTCAATAAGTTCTAAGGTTGGCTAAACACCCACCCGTATATTGGTGGAATAAGGCGGTATCGAACCGCCACCACTATGTATTCCTATTCAGGAGTATACATAGCGTCGTCCCTGTTTATCCCATAATAGCGTTTTATACTGCGCTACCAGTTGTGCTGTCTGGCTTACATCATAAATGTTTACCTGATCAGTGTATCTTGCGGATACAAATCGTACTCTAGTGATGACTTACACATTCATCCTAAGAGCAGCCCTGTAGGTCTCTGAGTTCCCTACTTTATGCATCCGTACACACCTCGTTGGAGATAACAGAATACAATTGCAATAATGCTAGGCACCACATTCAATACACATGTTAGAACCTTGCTGGCCAACCACGTAAGTCCATGTGAGTGAACGTCTTGTAGTTACCTAACCCCAACAAGTTAGCGTATGGTAAGCTCAATAAGAACTCATACACCAGTTGTGGTTCCACGCCAGCTACAGTAATATCTGCTGCATCTGACATATTGGTTTCTTTGTTAATTAAGTGACGCGAGTTTTTACTTCCACGTTCTTTTCTGTTGTGATGTTCACAACGACTTAATGAACTAATTGTAACGGGTCTGCCAAAATGTGTACGCACAAGCTCCAGTAGAATAAGCAGGCCAACGGTAGGCCCACCTTCTCTACAACATGTACATGACATCTTTGGGTCACCTCTTTCAGTGAAGTTAGCTGATTCATTCACGGCTTATCCTTACAGTACACTGTTTCTGTCCACGTTTGTGACTCGTTGAGTTTAGTCGTCAAGTCACATGTTGGTTCGCTAGGCCATATACCATAAATGGCTATACTTAGAAAGATATACGTTAACATACTACCTCCTTATTGACAGGCAATACATTCCTTACTCGCACTTACGCCTGCCATTGTACGTGCGTAATATAAGCTGTGTATATTAGGGTGACGAGCTGCATACTGGTGTACTTCCATTATGTATGCTGGATCTTCGTCTGCATCAAAGAACAAGTCAATGGACTGTGCTTGACAGATGTTCGGTTGTCGCTGTGCGCATGTATCTAATATGTCATACTGATTAATCTCGTATGCAGTCAACAATGCTAACTTTCGTGCTTCACCTAACCAATCAAACTCTGGCCCTTGTACTGATCCTGCTGATTCTAACAACACGTCTTCGAAGTCTAGGTAGGTCTTACCTGCTTCTTTGCACCACTCTAAGAACACTGGGTTCCATCGAGTTAAATCACCTGACGGTGTAGGCTGTACGTACAGGTTTGCTACCACAGGCATTACACCTTGTGATACGCCACCTGCCATTAGTGCTGCGCCTGTTGTTGGTGCAATAGCAAGTCTATGAGTGTTACGTGTACCGTCTGCCCACTCAGGGCAACCATACATAATACCCATCAACTCACTAGTTTCTAACGATTCTTTGTCAATACGTTGAAACAATTGACCGTTAAACATTCGTGCTTGGAATGAACCATAAGCCCACTCTTTACGCTGAATGTATGTGTGGTAACCTAATACACCTAAACCAAGTGCTCTTGATTTCTCGGTGAATCGTACAGCTTTCTCAAGCCCAGTGATATTTTTAGCCAACATAATAAACTCTGACGCCACACAGTCTAAGAAGATTGTTGCAGTTTCAACAGTATGCTCTGGCCATTCATCATAGAGTGCTACGTTAAGAGACGAAAGTACACACGTGAACGTGTGGTCTTCATCTGCTGGTAACGCAATCTCTGTACATAGGTTAGACCCTTTGATCTTAAGACCTAGATCTTTCATCTTCTGAGGTAAATGGTCGTTCATCTTATCAATGAAGATCATGTAACCTCTACCTTTAGCAACACGCACGAACATAAGTTCCTGCATACGCTCAATCGCATCGCGTTCACCTTTGTCAAGAGAATCCATAAACTCTTGAGTGATGATCCAACCTGCGTTGTTATCGTCTGGTTCTGTTTCTAGAAACTTCACAGCTTCATGAAAGTCAGGGTGATCAATAGGTAAGTTCCATGCGTATGCACCTCGTCGTGCATTACCTTGAGTTACCTTACGTGCTACTTCAATATGATCCTCTATAGGATGCAAAACACCTGTCGCTGTACCACCCGCACTAATTGCTGCGCCTCTATGTCTCACATCAGGGTATGAGCCAGACGTACCAAAGCCATGCTTGGTAAGAATAGCTGTCTCTTTCATAGATTCATAGAACCCTTCAATTGAGTCGTGTACATAGTTGCCTGAACAAGACACAGGTAAACCTTTAGGCGTACCCATGTTACTTAGAACTGGCGTAGACATAGCAAGGATACCTTTCCACATCAAATCGAAGAATCTATCTTCCATAAGTTCTTTGTGTTTAGGCATCAAGTGCGCTGCTGCACATTTAGCAATCCGTTTGTACGTCTGCTTTACTGTTTGGTTTTCATATTGAAACTTTTTAACAAATGATTGATATGCTGGAGTATTGAACCAAAGAGGTATCTCACCTTCCACCTGCAATCGTTTACGCTCTGCACTTAACTTGTCGTAGGTGGAAGCCATAAGAAACCTTCTTTATTCCATGAATTGTTGTAACTAATACCAATACCAGAGAATTGATCATTGAACTGTACTGCATTGATGTTCTTATAGAACCACTTGGATATAGTGTTCTCTACGTCTGTAAACACAGGGTATATCTCAAGTAATGCAAGTACATGATTCATACGACTATTAATAAATCGTTTCAAATCATCTTTATTGATATTATCCATCTCACCCTCTGCAAATATCATATCTACGATTTCGTGCTCGTGTTCACAGAGTTGTTTAACTGCTGCTATTAAGGATGACTCGATTCGATTGACATCTACTCTAGTGATTAGTCCTGCTGCAAGCTTCTCAGCTTTCAGTTGTCTGTACGCCCATGCACCAGCTTCACAGTGTAAATTTTCATCGCGTACTGAGTAGTTGATCCCTCTTACAACGTTCAGTAGCTCACTGTTGCCTTCTGTTTGAAAGCTCTTCAAGAATGCAAACGCACTATATAGCACACCACCCTCAACCATACTAAATGCGCCCATTGAAACTAGGTCATCTTCATGACACACAATAGACTCAACAAAGTCCATACGTGCAGCCAATGTTGGGCTGTTAACATAATCTGTATAGAACTCATCAGTATTGATCATTAACGCTTCATTTATAGCGTTGTAGAATGGTGCGTGTGTGCAAAGCTCCGTACGTCCGAACTCTGCACCTAACCGCTCCAAGTCTGGTCTAGGGAACATACGCATGAACCTCCCTAGCCAGTAATCACGGCCTGCTACTAATTCGTAGAGTGTGAACAATTTTAGAGTGGTTGTTATCCCGTGTACTTTCGCTGCTGACATATTAACTCGCATATCTTGTATGTCTTTCGACACATCGACATCCTTTGCTAACCAGCCAACGTCACCTTGTGCTTCCGCATAAGCAATAGCCTCTGGGTAGTCATAAGTGTACGAAGTCTTACGGGTTTGCATCTGTACCTTTTCCATATTAGGAACCTGTTAATGTACCCCAACTTACAGGAAATAGGGGACGGATTATTTTATCTAAATCTTCCGCAAAGTCCTGTGCTTCTTTCTGTGCATGTTTATCAATACGTAAATTATACACATGTGCGAATGATGTTAGGGAACCTGTCCAAATGAATTCGACGAACATAGCTTGAGGCAACACTGCACGTGCTTGCTCTGGTGCTACTCCACGTTCCAACAAGTCAGCATATGCTCCCATAGCTACTCCTGTTGCATTCATGTATACGTCTGTGATAATAGCTGTTTCTTCTTCTGTAAAGAATCCACTACCACTACCTTGTTTGATACTCCCATCTGGACGCATACGCCACTCTTCTGGAGACCAGCAAGTAACGTCATGATCACGGTATCTACGTGATTCTTCATTCCATGACATACCGACTTGATGCTTCCCTAGCTGTCGTGCAAGAAATATCGGTACTTTGCATTGTACCGTGATTGCTGTATGTCTAAACGGAGAAGTGTGATCGTGTTCTGCTAGATACTTGATTAGCTTATTACGTTGTTCCTCCGTATATCCTTCTGGTAGCATATGCCACCGATTTAAATCAGTCATTGAAATACGTGCTGTATTAGCAATCTGATTGTCGGAACCCATATGATCCAATAACTCTATTTGACTAAAACTCATAAATCTCTTCCATAGTTTGATCACCTTCTAAATTAATTATATGATCACAAACACGCTGTAAATACTCTTGTGCTAATTCTGTTGGTGTAGGTATATCGTTACTAAATATAAACGAACCCAACTTATAAAATCGTAAAGCCTTGCTACTTAGCATTACATACTTACGATAAGTTATATCCATAGGTATAAATTCTACACCTATTGTTGCTGTATAACCTAAAGCGAATACCTCATCATTAACTAACCTATATGGTTCTATCTGTGCCATGATATCACGCGAGCACGTGACCATGTGCCATTTGCATATGTTGCACGAATACTTCCGTCTGGTTCTAAGATACATAACACACCATCTGTTGAGATGTGTAATGCTGCGTTATCAAAACATACTTCCACATGTTGGAACCAGTTCTGTCTTACTTCAACTCTTATAGCACCTGTACGCTCTGGTTTAGGGCGCTGGTATTTGTTGTATTGTTTCGGGTAGCTCATCTTTCGCTCCTAAGTTCAACTCGTAAGTATTGAACACTGTGGATGGTTTAAGAATTACACGGCGATGGTATGCATTAACTGGTACACCATCTACCTGATCCACAATCATGGTCATACGTGTGTTACGACCTACTAACAATTTCTTGTATTGTGATTTACCTGTACGACAGAGTACTGTGTACGTGTCTGGTTTTACTGTGACATCACACTTACCTGCAACCTGTAACGACACGTCATTAGTTTGTGTGTTTAAGAATACAATCTCACGATCAAGCTCAAAGTTCTCTGCTGCTTGAGTCATGTTTGCTGCTACTACTTTAGCGTCTGTATCTTTTGCTGTGCTCAGCATTATACTTACTGCACCTGCGATACATACCATGATTAATGCTACTACACCTGAAAAACTATTCATACGTACTCCTTAGATCGAGTAGAGTTTGTGTTGCTAATTCGTAATTTTGTACCATCATTGACATCAATATAATATTAAATATCTCACGCTGTACAAACTGATTAGAGAAGTTCTCTATACATTTTGTTGCTGCCCACGTACCTGATCTACCTTTAGGGTAGTATGTGTGAGGCTTCAACAAATCCTTTTCCAGTTCTACACAATGTATTGCTTTGTTAATCTGTTCTACCATGTCATCTTTCTCACGACTAATATACTTAGCCACTTTACAGAATGTACATGTGCCATTAACATCGAATGTTAGCTGTACTGGCTGATAAGTTATATTTAAATAATGTGTACCAGCTACCTGTCTATTTAATGAGTTCATACCTGTTCACCTTGATTTTAGGTAATGCGTGTTGGATGTCACGTACACGGTCGTATGCTGCTTTAACTATCTCTTGTTGCTTATTTGTAGCAAGTACCAACGCGTCATGCAACGCAGATTGCACTTCCACATATATAGTTCTACTATTATCTACCCATGCAGCGGAACCCATCTCTACTCCTAATTCGTAATCTGTTCCATCGATACAGAGTCGTATTACTTCTGGCAAATACGCTGTAGGATCATTTAAGAATTTCTCTGATAGGTGGTTAACTATGCACTTACGTGCTTCGAATGCCACCTCTTTCTGGTGTTTCTCCTTCACACGCTTTTCTAAGCGCCTAGCTATTCTAAGACATACATTAGGTACACTAACTCTAGGTCGGTGCTCTACACTTTCCCATACACTCTGATGTAAGTTTAGGGATAACCTTACAGCTGCACCTGCTTTATCTACTATATCTACAAATAGAGGTATGTGAGTCATATCCACTGCGCCTTCCGGTAGGCTATTAAATATTACGTCTTCTACTTGTCTACTGAAACTTTTCATTACGCTTCCTTGAATGTTCCGCGTGTTGGATTAAATGCAAGCTCCATTCTCATGTCTGGCTTACCGTCACGCTTTGATTTAGTTTTAGGCATAGACAACCATCTTGTATCTGTTTGGTCTGGATCGTTCGAATGACCTAGCATAATGATACCGTCACATGCACCTTGTTTACCTGTTTTACTATCCTTAAGCATATGTTCCTCTGGGAACTCTAAGCCTGCACCTTCTACACTCACCTGACTGGTAGGTATACTTGGCGCATCACACATCACACCTAACTCACGTGACCATGTGTACAATGCTTCAAGGCGTTGATCTTCTCGCATACCATCTGGCAGCTTATAACGAACCTTATCCAACATATCGAAGATAATCATACCTACGTTTTCATACCCGATGTGTTCTAAGATCTCTTCTAAGTAACGGTTATCACGTCCATGGATATCATATACCTGTACTTTATCCTTACGTCCCATTACCTTAATATACTCATTGAGTCTTTCTTCGGAAGTCATCTGTGCTAGCTGCTCATCTGATTTACCTAGTGCTGCTTGTACCTGTCGTGACATAATACGCGCACGTTTAGACTCATTGTTGAACCATACAATAACCTTATTCTCAGGCATTGTAGGTGCCACTGATTTATTTATGTAACATAACAGCGATGTTTTACCTTGGCCCGGTCGTGCTGCAACAATGTACTGATCACCACCTTGTAAGTTACGATAAGTCTCATTCATTGTAGGGAATGGCCATGCATATCCACTGTCCTCGGATGTCTCACCTACTAATGCTTCATCGAAACCTGCAAATTCAAAGCCTACTGTACGCTCTGTATTTAGTTTCATTTCTTTATACAGATCACCAATCTTCTGTACAATATCGATCTCTTCGCCTTCTTCGTAATCATTTGCTACGTTGGCAATAGCTGTTGCAAACCTGCGTTCAAGTAAGTTATTGATCATAGACTTACGTAACTCAGGATCTAACGGCTTCTTCATGTTTGCTATGAGCTTAGTGTAGAACTTCTGTTCATCATCTTTAAGCTTCTTGTTGTACTTAGTGAAGAACAAACTTGTAAATGCACCAAAGTCAATCTTGGTCATATCAGGGTGTTCGTCATAATACTTACGGACACTCTTTAAGGTTAACTGTGTATGCTTATCCATTAAGTCCATAGGTATATAATCATACACCTTATCGTAATGATAACGCTGTGTCATTGCCTTAAGTAGTGATTGATCTAAGATAGCCATTACAACTCCCTACAGAACTGACACTTACAATCACGTGCTTCATCACTAAGTAAGAACTCGTCAATCTGATCTTCTGTGTATCCAAACAAACGACCGATCATACGGTGTTTCTCTGTCTTGCTACGAATCATCATATGCGCATTCTCAGAAGTCAGGAAGTTCATAATACCATGTAAGAACGCATTCTCACGCTTAGTTACTGTTACACTCTGTTCAATTGTATCTACCACCACAGTAGTTAAATACATTAATGATCCGTTTAACACCTTGTTACTTTCTGGATCATCTAAACTCAATGTACACATAGGTTTAATACCATTCATCAAGTATTCTAATTCTTTACCTTTGTGCGGATTTACTTTACAACTACCCATCATTTTCTCCTAGGTTCATTTCT